GCCCGAGTGTCGAAGGCTTGGAGTCCGGTGTCGGTGCGAATGCCGGAGCCGGTGGGGGAGGCCATGCCGGGGACGTAGAGGGGCTTGCCGTCGCCGGCCAAGGGGCCAGGGTCGGATTTGGCGGGCCCTGCCGGGGGCGTAGGCGCCGATTGGCCCATGGGGGCGCCTGCCGTACCTCCGGTCGTCGCCGGGCTTCCTTGGCCTCCCTGCGATGGCACTCCCTGCCCCTGCGGGGCGCCGGCCGCCCTAAATCCTCCCCCATACTGAGGCGCAGCCTGAAGCCCCGACACCGGACCTTCGGTGGTTTGCCGCTCGGTGGGCGTGCCCAGGATATCCCTGGCGTTGCCGCCAGCGCCGGCCGCAGTCATCGCCGCCACGACCCGCTGCTTGAACGTGGCTTGGTCCTGGGGCTTGGTCAGGTCCAGGCCCGATCTCAAAGCCGCATTGGTCTTGTCAAATGTATCCTTCATGGTGCCCCGCAGGGCAGGCGGTAGTGCCGACAGGGAAATCTCCTCGACCTTCCCCAATTGACTCGGATCATTCAGCGCAATGGCCAGATTCTTGAAGTATCCCTGGGCCACATTGGACTGCTGGTCCAACTTCATGCTCTGCCCTTGAGTCAAAGTATTGTCAATTGACCCCTGCTCCTGCATGAGGCTCCCAACGAAGGGGGCCACACTCGGGTCGGCTCGAGCCGCCGCGATGGCTGATGCTGTGTCCGGGGCCTTGGACAAAATCTGCCCGAACTTTTGCTTGGCCGCAAACTCGGCCTGGAAGTTGGTATTGGCATTTCGGGCGTTCTGGATGTTGGCAATGCCACCAGCAAGGCTCAGTGCCTGATTGGGGTCCGGAGGTGCAGCCGCCGTAGGCTGGGGCCCAGGCATCGGCCTGACACCCAGGGCAATGTTCTCCGCCCCGGCAGGCGCCGAAGGTCCCACCACACTCTGGGGCGAGGACGAGATTCCAAGATCAGCCATTGGGAACTCCAAGTCCATTCGGAGGCGGGGGCGGCGCTAGAGATTCAGGAGCTGGAGCAGGGCCGGAAGGCCCCTTAGACCTCCCCTTTATCTTCCCCATCAACTGGCCGTGACTATGTTGGGCCTGCCCGACCTGCAAGATCCTTTGCATCCCGGTGACCGCCGTGAGGTGCCCCATAGTGTCCGCGGCGTCTTGGTGGGCCTGGAAGAGTTCCGAGATGGTTTGGCCGTGTTGCTGGACCCAGCCCGCTAGGCCCTGTCCACCCGTGGAGGGCATATCCGCCATGGTCTGGGCTAGGGCTTGGGGCGTTGCTCCGACACCCACCAGATCCCCTCCGGCCTCCATGACATCCTCGGGCTGCACCGAGTCCCCCTTGGACACCAACCCCTGCCAGATCTTGTTGGCCTTTTTGAGCTGGGCGGAGACCTTGGACGATGCAGTAAATTGGGCGTGAGCGGCGTCAAAGGGGTCTTGAGGCCCCGAAGGGGCCCCTGGCGGAGTCGGAGCCTTGGGCCCCTTCCCCATGGTGGCCTGCTTCTCTGGATTGGGTGCCCCCGGCGGGGGCGCTGTCCCCATGCTCGGATCCCCGCCCGAACCCATCGGGGGCTTCCCAGCCTCGTTCATCGCCCCAGGCACAGGGCCCTGTCCTAGTCCCATCGGTGCGGGCATATCTCAGATCCTTCTTTGAGCCGAAGGCTCAAACATTGGCGTTGCCGGAGTTTGGCGTCAGCCCAGTATTGGCCACCGCCGTGATGAACCCTTGGTTGGAGTTGGCACCGCCAGAGGCTCCAAGGGCGTTAAGAATCCCATAAGACTGAAGGCCCGAGGCTGCACTACTTCCAACTCCGGTGATGGCGTTCCCGATCCCAGTGGCCGACCCGATGGTGCCGGCCGCTCCGGCGTTGGCCGCACCCACAATTCCGGCGGCTCCGGCCGTCGCGGCTCCAGTGATCCCCTGCGCCTGTGCATTGGCACTCTGTGCCGCCAGATTGGCCGCAGTCCCAGCATAGCTCTGTCCTAGACTGGCCGTCCCCGTCGCAGCATTCTGGGCCTGCCCAACAATCCCCAAGTTCTGATTGAACCTGTTATCCTGTGAGGCCAAATTCTGATTATAATATTGCTGCTCCGCGCCCTGGGTCTGATTAAACGCCTGCTGTTGAGACCCAATGGTCTGATTGTACTGTTGCTGCTGCGCCCCCAGCTGGGTATTAACATTCGTCGTATACCCGCTCAATTCCATATTGGCCAGCTGAGCATTCTGGGCCATGTAGTTCTGGAACTGCTGCTGGAAGGTCGTCCCGGCCAAGCCCTCCGCGTAATTGGCCGCGCCCTTGAGGGCCGCACCGGACTGGCCAAGCCCCTGCGCCGCCGCAGCATTCTGAGTGGCCTGGAGCCCCTGCTGGAGCGTGAATTGATACCCCGGCGTCGCCGCAAGGTCCGCCATGGTCGGATTGAACCGGGCCATAACATCCGGGGAGTAGGCAAAGTTCGAGAAGGCATCCGCCCGAGTTGTCGCAAAATCCGGCTCGGTAAACCTCGTATTGGGATTCGAGCTCGGCGTGACCCAATCATCGGCGATGCCCTGGAGGCTCGCCCCATTGTCCGGGGACAGATTCGTGAATGGCTGGAGCCGGGCCACATTCTGATTATAGATGTTGGACTGAAGGTCCAACCCAGACTGGTAGCTCTGGGCCTGGATCTGTGCTGCCTGAATGGCCGCATTGGCCTGGATCGAAGCGGCTTGGGTCGCGGCTTCACTCTGCTGCGCCGCAGCATCTGAGGCCGCCGAGGCCTGGAGGCCGCCCGACACAGCCGAGCCGATACCCGACAGAAGGCTCCCACCGAGGAGGGCAACGCCAATTCCAATAGGCATGGGATTAGTCCTTCTGCGGGGCTATGCCCCGCCCTTCTAGTTCAAACTCCCGCCTGTCGCGCGGGCCAGCATGTCTTCCTGCAAGATGACAAAGTTGTTCACCTTGCGGGGCAGATTTTCAAGAAACACCCTCGTGTCCACTTGAAGATTTCTCGAATCGAGGCGCTCCCACCAATCATGGTCAAAGGCAATGCCGAGACAAGTCTCAAAGAGCCTTCGGCAGGATTCAGCACTCTTAAGGTCGGAATACTCATATCTGATTGTGCCCGGCGAGGCCTCTAGGCAATCCAGCATGTCGTCTAAGGATTTGAGATCGTCCAAGTCCAGCTCGACTGCAAAGGTCCGCCGCAGACTCTGGATGCATTCCCCAATGGGCCGCCGGATTGTGATAAAGGTCGCCGAGGGCATCTCGGCCCGCAGCGCCCGCCAACCAATCACCGCCCCAGTGTCACAAACCCCGCCATAGGCCCGGACAAAGTTCACAAACTCCCTAGTGCTTCGGACCTCTCCAGAGAGGTCATGCCCAATTTGCCTATTCCCATAGGACAAAAACTGGCTCAGCCAATAGGTCCGACTTCTCGGGAGTCCGAATATCACAAAGGCCATGTCTACAAATCCCGGAAGTAGGAAATTTGGGGCTGTGCCCCGGTCCACGTCACTCTGAACTGATCCCCGGCCCTAAGGGGCAAGGCCCCACCCCCGGTCTGTTGAGCAGTTCCGTTTGCCGTAAAACCACTGGTGTGATAGACAGTGCTTTGATTCCCGGCACTGTCCGTTACCGTATCCGGTGTGGTAACTTCCCCTGAGACTTGAGCAGGGATTGGCCCTTGATAATAAGCCTGCCACCAAGTCATCCCTTTGTCGCGGGAAAATTCAACAGTGCCTGATGAGACAATAAGCACACCACGATTGTTGACTGTTCCGATGAGCGGACTCGTCGCACCAGTCCCAAAGTCCCTCCGGGTGGGATAGCCCGGCCCATTGATCCCAGCCTGCAAAGCCACAAGGAACTTGAACCAGACATTGGTGATGCTCCGCTGAAGCGTTACCAACTCATTCTGGGGGTCCGGAACACCCCCATTGTATTGGACTGGATTACCCATCTCTAATTCACCAACACTTCTGCATCCACCCAACCACCGTTCAATTGAACCAATCCGTCCGCGAACCAAGACAATTCAAGCACCCACCAGCGGCCAATGCCCAACGTCGGCCATCTGGGCTGCGTCGAATACTGTCCCAACTGCCCCAAATCTTGGACCACCTGAACAGAGTTGAACGTATATCCCCTGTCGGTGCTCCACCTCAAAGTCAGCGCAGCACCACCTTGAATAGTTCCCCCCGAAATGTCCGCGACAAACTTATTGACCTTGATAAGTCTACCATCAGCCAGCACCGCCTGCTGCTGCTCCTGATCCATCCCTTGGAGGATCTGCGGGAAGGTACGGATACATTTGATAGGGGAGTTCCCAGTCCGTCCATAGTCGTGATGAACCCCGTTGTTCATCGTATAGATGATGCCCTTTTCCCAGTCCCCAACTAGATACTGCCCATTAAAGTAGGTAAAGCAGTTATCTCGTTCCCTATTTAGGGTTCCGAAGGTTGGATCAATCCAGCCTCGCTGGTGCCACGCCATCTCAGGATCCCCGATGGTGGCATCATAGACCCAGGTTTGGTTCCCCGCCGGGAAAGTCAATACATAGAAAATATGTCCCCGATACTGATATGTATACCCAATGGCGTCCCCGATCCCGATGCCGTTATCCAGCATCTTCATGATCTGGGCTTCAATGGCGTGGTTGGAGATCCGGCTGGTATTATAGCCCTTCTGGCACATCACCATGCCGATGCCCTGTTTGTCCAAAGACACCCAATAGACCTCGATGTCCTGGGAGGCAATGGAGTAGGGGGCCGCGCAGCCGTGCTCGATGTAAGCTCCCGGCAGGATGGCGAAGGGGAAGGCCGCAGCCCCGACATTGTACCAAATCTCCGAGGTCTGGAAGCCCAGGAGCAAAATCTCATGCCGATTGACAATAATCCCGATGATGTTATCCGGGTAAACCGTCTTCGCCGCGGTGTAGAGGGGATCAAAGGTCAAGGTATTGGACAGGGTACTCCCAAAGGTCGGGGTATTCGGAATGTTCCAAATCAGAAACGTATCCATGTAGGCGAACATATTGGCGCCGGTAAAGGTTCCGGTCGGGTCCCCCAAGGGCTGCAATCCCCCATCCGGCAAGTTCAGATAATACCCCTGGGAACTCCCATCAACCAATACCAACACCACCCCGTTGTCGGCAAATTTCACCGGCCCAGTAGACGTGTTGATCGACCCGATATTTGACAGCACTCCGCCATCCCGGACCCGATACACATTCCGCCCGATGACCGCAAAGCAATAGTCCTGTGACGAGGTGTAGAGACCCCGCACAGGACTATTTGACCCATCGTCACAGAATAGAAGCTTCCCCGGCCGCTGGTAGAACGTGAACTCCGTAGGAGAATCCTTAGGATTCTTCTCCGGATAGATGTTCACACAGGCAAGCTGATTTGCCAGCGGACTTGCCGATGGGTAGGCTCCACCAGAAAGGGGAATACGGGCCATGCTATCGCACCGAAGGTGTTAGACGTTCTGGGACTTCCAGCGGCCAAGGCTCATCGCCAGGAAATTGGCATAGCCGCCGGCGGGAACCGTCACAAAGTTGGTGGTGGCACCACCGGCCAACGGCACAATGGCGTCATTCTGCGGCGCCCCCTGGATAGTGTTATTCGGATTGGCCGGATAGGCATACACCCGCAGGGCATTGGCTCCAGAGTTCACCACCGTCACCTCCATGCCCGCCAAGGCCGGCTGCAACTGCACCGAGTCATTGGCCGTCGCCACGGTGGTAACTTCGTTGATGTAGGCCGAAAGCTGGGTCGCACCAACCTGACCACCACCGGCCAGGGCGGTGATTCCAGTCTTCGCGGAGGCCACCAAATCCACGACCCGCTTGAGGTCTCCACCGTGAAGAAGCCGCGACCCCGACTGGAGGTCACTAAAAAGTCCTGCAACAGTTGTAGGCATAATCCCAATCCTTACTTATCCGAGAAGATATTGTATCTCCCGCCACCCCGGAGCTGAGACGGAATCTGTAGAGTCGAAATGGCGGTGTTGCCGCCACGCAGCACGGCGAGGCCATCCTTAGCCCGGGTCGGGAGGGTGTTCCCCGGGCTCAGCCTCATGCCGTATTTGTTCATCAATGCCAAGGCGAGGTTGGTCACGATGGCCCAGAAATACTCATAGGGCAATGCCACGACAGTGGTCAGGGCTGCGAATTGTAGTGGGAGCTGCTGTTTCACTACGATGTTCAGTCCATAGATGGCATTCTGAGCCACCGGATACGCCCGAAGAGTCCCGAGGGGAAAGGTCGGGTCGTAGAACACATAGCTGGGAAAGGACTTGAGCCCTTTGAGAGCAATCCGGGAGTAGTCCTCCTGGGACTGAATGAGCTCCAGCGGATAGTCCACTTGGTTGGCCTGAGTCGTCACGAGTTGACGGAGAAAGGCCGCCTCGATCTTGTCAGGGCGACCAGACCCAGGTCCGGTATCAAAGTCCCCACCGTCCCCGACGGTATAGGAATTCGCCCCCGTCGAGGTCTTCGACAGGATTAAATTCCCATACACCAGATATCTCTTATGGGCCCACTGCTGGAGCATCCACTGTAGCCGCGCCTGAGCGTCCAAAAGTTCCACTCCCACCGGCACCTGCCCAATTCCGACAACCCCGGCCTCCTGCAAAGCCGCAGTGCAGATATCGTTGACCGTGGTATTGTCGGGATCGAGATAGCCCATGAGAGTTTACCCCTTGGTCTTCGGGGCCGAGGCCGGCTGAGCCAACGCCAGCTGGGCCTGGAGGGCTGCGATCTGTCGTTCCAGAGCTTCCTTCTGCCTATCCAGGCCCATCTCCGGGGCGGCCTTGCCAGCCGCCGCCAAGGCCTGCGCGGGATGATCGTGCCAGCCCTGCTTGCGGAGCTCCTGATACTGAGCATCGGTCTCCACGACCCGATGGACAAGCTCCGTGGTCTCCGGGACCACGACCGGCCCGGTTGAGGTGGGCTCAATCCGCTGCGGGCTGGTAATCCGTTCCTCCCCCATCGGATGATACATCATCTTGGGGTACTGCGTCGGGCCCTTGTACAGGGGTTCCCCCTCGCGGGACTGTGCCCCGGAGTTATTCGGGTTGGAGATGAAATCCCCACGATCATCCATCGCGTCGAAGATGGAGAAACGCTTGTTGCGGTGTCCAGCCATTGTTCCAATCCTTATGAAAGTTTCGGGTTCCCATCGGGAATGTGAGAGTCGTGAGGGGTGTTGGTCCAATCACCTTCGAGGTATGCCATCTCCTCGGGGGAATTGATGATTCGGTCGCCGTAGGTTGGGGAATACATCATCTTGGGCCACCCTTGGGGGATGTACCCCGTCCCAGGAACTATGACAAAGGGATAGCCAATCCGGATGAGGGATTGGAGCCCCTCATAGACCGAGTTCAAGGCATTGGCGGCTTGGCCGCCCTTCTGGGGGTCTGCCCGAAGGGTCCTCTGGAAGAACTTACGGACTTCATCTTCGGTCATGGGAGGCGTCACCTATGCAAGGGGGAGGGATTGTCCCTCCCCCATTCCAGTCTTAGATCTGATCCGCCACCACGCAGGCCCACTCGGGACGAATCCAGAGGTACCCGTAGAGGACATCAAGTCTTGTGATCAACTGGTCTGTGCCAATAAAGTAGTCGGTCACCATACGCATTGAGACACCGTCGAATTCTTCTCTAGCGACCTCATGTACCCCCTTGGGCATCTCCAGATCCGCAGTCGCCAGCGTCACGGCCTCCGGGGCATACGCGAAGTTCTTCCGGTACGTGGCGTTGGCCGGCAGCTGGGCCACCGGGTTGAGGGCCGCCCCGTTGGCGGGGGACGCCGTCACGGTCTGGTACTGGACGGCATTCCCACCCACGGCCGGCACGATGGCCGGGTAGATCGGAACACTCGTCGCACCGGCCGCCACGGTGGCCGTCACCGCGAACTGGCGAAGCTCCCCGGTGGACTGCTTGGTGATCCGGTTCACCGCGAACACACCCGCAATGGTGATGATGTCACCGATGTTCAGGCCCGCGGCCAGCGCGTTGACCGTGACACTGAGGCCCGTCTGCCCAGCACCATTGACCGTGGCCGAACCCTGAGCCAGCCCACCATTGAAATGGGTAATGGCCGTCTGGTCCTTCATCCAGATGAACCCCAGCGCATCGTACATCCGGCCGGTGATATACTGCTCAGAGATCTCCTCGCGGGGATTCAGCAGGCCCGAAAGGCTCGCCACAACCCGCGCCTCAGTCCGCGGACCATTCACGATCTTGCGATTCGCGATGGGAGCGGAGTTCAAGTCTAGGCTCGCACCGGCATTGAGATAGGTCGATGCGATGGGGGACAGGATGTTCCCCGACACGTCCTGGTTGGCTACGAAGTTGCAAATCCCGCCCTCGGAGCCGGACATGATGTCCACGGCCACCGCACCGGCCAGATTATTCACCATCGGAGCAAGAACCCGGCGGGAATAATCGTCCAGAGACAGGGTCCGATCCGCGGTGGAGTACCCGACATCGACGTGTTTCTGGGTCGCCAGGGTCAGCGTGGTGGACTGCTCCGCAGTGTCCTGGACACTCAGGGCCGCGCCCGTCGTGACCGTGAAGTCATTCGGGAGCCGAATCCGCAGGGCACTACCAATCTTCGCCCCGCTCTGTGCGAAGCTATCATCGTACTGCATATCGACATTCTGGATAAAGGCGTTGGAGTTCTTCCAGAGCCGCACCGCTTCGCGGGTAATCAT